AAAACAGATTAATCCACCCCCATTAAGGAAGATTACCGACTTCAAGAGTAAGTTAACGGGTGGTGGCGCTCGCGCCAATCTCTTTGAAGTCGTACTTCAATTCCCAGATCTGGCACAACCAGATTCTGATACTCTTGAGAAATCAAGATTTCTTGTTAAGGGTGCTAATATGCCAGCATCTAATGTTGCGCCTATTGAAGTTCCCTTCAGAGGACGTGTTTTAAAAATCGCAGGTGATAGAACCTTCGATTCTTGGACAGTTACCGTTCTCAACGACACCGATTTCGCAATCCGCTCTGCCTTTGAGCGTTGGATGAATACAATTAACAGAGTATCTGACAATACTGGACTGGTAAATCCAGCAGACTATCAAGCAGATGCTTATGTTTATCAGTTAGATCGTGATGGTTCTGTTCTCAGATCTTATCGTTTCTATGATGTATTCCCAACTCAGGTAGCTCCTATTGAACTCTCCTATGATGCTCAAGGCATTCAAGAGTTCACTGTTGAACTTCAAGTTCAGTGGTGGGAAGCTTCTAAGGGCGATGGTGAAAATGCTGGTGGTGAAGACATCAACTAAATAGAAGAAGGAAAAGACTCAGTTTAACTTATTATGGCCAAACTTTTTGGTTTTTCTATTGACAGTAATCAGAATAAGTCACCTTCAGTTATCTCCCCCGTTCCTGAAACTAATCAGGACGGGGTTGATAATTATATCAGCAGTGGTTTTTATGGTCAATATGTTGATATTGAAGGGGTATTCAGAACAGAGCATGATTTAATAAAAAGATATAGAGAAATGGCACTTCATCCTGAAGCGGATGGTGCCATAGAAGATGTTGTCAACGAGGCAATCGTTAGTGACTTATATGATTCTCCTGTGGAAATAGAACTTTCTAATTTGGAAGTTAGTGAATCGTTAAAGAAAAAAATAAGATCAGAATTCAAATATCTCAAAGAAATTTTAGATTTTGATAGAAAGTCACATGAAATTTTCCGTAACTGGTATGTTGATGGAAGACTTTACTATCTTAAAGTAATTGATTTAAAAGCACCACAAGAGGGTATCAAAGAGCTTAGATACATTGATCCTCTCAAGATGAAATATATTCGTCAAGAGAAAAAGAATCAAAATGGAAAATTTGATAACGGTGCTGTAAGAGTTAATAAATCAGAAGATTTACAAAAAGGTATAGAGTTTGAGGAGTATTTTCAATATACCCCATCTCCTAGTGCGTCTCATGGAATTTCTGTGATGAGTCGTGGAAATGCTAAGTCAATTAAGATTGCTAAAGACGCTGTAACGTATTGTACTTCTGGTTTAGTAGATAGAAATAAAAATACTGTGCTTTCATATTTACATAAATCAATCAAAGCACTCAATCAACTTAGAATGATTGAGGATTCTCTGGTTATCTACAGATTATCTAGAGCACCAGAACGTCGTATTTTCTACATCGATGTTGGTAATCTTCCAAAAGTAAAAGCAGAACAATACCTCAAAGAGGTTATGTCTCGCTACAGAAATAAACTTGCTTATAACGCTCAAACTGGTGAAGTTCGTGATGATCGTAAGTTTATGTCTATGATGGAAGACTTTTGGTTACCGCGTAGAGAAGGTGGTCGTGGAACTGAGATCACCACCCTGCCTGGCGGTCAGAATCTGGGAGAACTCTCTGATATTGAATATTTCCAGAAGAAACTGTACAGAGCACTTGGTGTTCCCGAATCTAGAATTGCCGCTGATGGTGGTTTCAATCTTGGTCGTTCTTCTGAGATTCTGAGAGATGAACTTAAGTTTGCTAAGTTCGTTGGTCGTCTGAGAAAGCGTTTCGCCAACATGTTTAACGATATGTTGAAGACTCAACTGATCCTCAAAAACATTATTACTCCCGAAGATTGGGAAATTATGAGAGATCATATTCAATATGATTTCTTGTATGATAATCAGTTTGCTGAACTCAAAGAGAAAGAACTTACTGAAGGTAGACTTGCACTTCTTGCTCAAGTAGAACCCTTCATTGGTAAGTATTATTCCACTGAGTATGTAAGAAAGAGAATTCTTCGTCAAACTGATCAAGAAATCATTGAGATTGACGAGCAGATTGAAGATGAAATTCAAAAAGGAATCATCCCAGATCCATCTACAATTGACCCAGTGACTGGTCAACCATTACCACAAGCGGGTGAAGGTGCAGGTATGGAAGGTATGGGTGAAGATCCTATGGCAATGGGAGAAGTTCCTATGGAACCAGATCTTGAGGCACAGGCAGCAGAAGTTGATGCTCAATATCAAAAGGATACCAAGAAGGCTGAATTATAAATAGATTATATTAACTTTATTGATAAATCATGGAAGATATTGTCGATTTGATCGCCACAGACTCTTCGGCGTCTGATGTTAGCGACAAACTGAAAGAAATTCTGTATGCAAAAGCGGCAGAACGTATTGATATTGCTAGACCACATGTTGCTAATGCAATGTTTGGTCAAGAGTTTGAATATCCCACTGAGGATGAAACTGAGAGTGAAGCAACAGATGAACCTGCTGAGGAAAAACCTTCTGCAGAACTTGAGACTGAAACAGAAACTGATACAGAAGAGGAATCAGAGTAATGGCACTTGCATCAGCGTCAGTAAATACATCCGCTTATACATTAATTGGTAATAACGTAACGACAATTACCTTTCAATGTCAAAGTAATAATCCTATTGTTATTAACTTCACCGCAGCAAATTCTGCACCTTCAGCAGACTCTCCTGGTCTTGTGTATAAAACATTTGAGGGAGAAATGAAAAAGACTGTAGCTGACCTAACTCATGTAGGTAGTGCATCATATGTTTGGGCAAAAGCATTAACCGGACAAAGCGCCAAGGTAATTTATGAGGGTGCCTGATAATGGCTGGAAAAAATCCGTTTTTAGGTCTAGGTTTTAAAGGTTTCTCCAGCTCATTTTCTCGTCCTGGATACGGTGGCGGCGGAGGTGATGGTTCCACTATCTTTGATCTTACCGGTGGATCATTACCTGCGGGTATGTTCCAATATACTGGGAACAACGCTCAACCAACTCTTACATGGGGTAGTGAAGGTGCTATATTTACCGGTGATGCTGGAAGTGGACAGTATCCACTAAGACTACCTACAGAGTTTACGGGAGATTATCTGTTTCAACTGTCAACTAGAATTGATGAAGATCCGGGGGCTAGCAACTGGTGTTCTGATGCTAGTATCGCAGTATTTAATACTAGTTACACTTCCGGATCTGGTTGGGGTTGGAAATGGAGTGCTCAAACGGGCAGAATCTCTGCACAAAATAATTGTCCTACACCAAGTATTTACGGTTACAATGCTTCTGCTGCCATGACTGCGCCGGGTGGTGGTTCTGTTTTAATAGCTCCTTATGTTAGTGATGGTAGTTGGGTCACAATGCATTTATATCATGAACCTAGTATAGGTCGCACTCGCTACAAGGTAACTGTTGGTGAAAGGGACTGGGAAGCTGCAGGAACACAATTAGGTACTGCACCTAATGGTGGAATCCTAACAATCGCTAATAGTTTTCAAGGTACTTATTGGGTTGGTATCAGTGGTGACGATGATGCTAATGCAATGGTTGCAAATGGTTTTAGATACATAGCACTATAAATATTATATAAAGAGTAATTTTTTACAATGAAACTCATCACAGAAGAAGTCACTAATGTAAAGATTCTCACTGAAGGCACAGGTGCCAGTAAGAAGTTATACATCGAAGGTGTATTTCTTCAGGGTGAGATAAAGAACCGTAATGGTAGAATGTATCCTCTTTCTACCCTTTCTAAGGAAGTAAATCGTTATTGCGAAACTTTCGTCAATAAGGGTCGTGCTCTTGGTGAACTCGGTCATCCCGATGGTCCTACCGTTAACCTTGATCGCGTATCTCACAAGATTACTTCTCTGGTTCAGGAGGGTAATAATTTCAAAGGGAAGGCACAAATCCTTTCAACCCCTATGGGTAAAATCGCATCTTCGCTTTTAGATGAAGGTGTTATGCTTGGCGTTTCTTCCCGTGGTGTTGGTTCACTCCAAACCACAAGTGAAGGATGTAAGGTCGTTGGTGAAGATTTTCAGTTAGCAACTGCTGCTGATATCGTTGCAGATCCTTCTGCTCCTGATGCTTTTGTTAATGGAATTATGGAAGGTAAAGAGTGGATTTGGGAAGGAGGAATCCTTCGTGAACAACTTGCAGAGCAAACCAAGAAGAGAATTAATACTCTCGTTAATGAAAAAGCACTTGAAGAGCATAAACTCCAGTTATGGAGTAATTTCTTATCAAATCTTTGAGTCTATAAATAAATACATGTAGTTAATACACATTAAATACATATTTCACATGTCCGTTGGTAACAATTTACAAGAAATGGAAAACGTAGTAACCAAAGGAGCTGCTGCCGCTGAACCAATGACTTCTGCTGGTATTCCAGTTGAAGATCTAGGCGGTCCTACTCCCGAAAATTCAAGACCCGATGACGACTCTAACAAGTTGAAGGAGCCTGTGGGCACCCTTAAGCAAGTTAAGGATGTCGTTAACGCTAAGGCTGCTCCTGCTGAAGAAGCAGAAGTTGAGCCTACCGAAGACCAGGAAGTAGTTTCCGAAGCAGAAGCAACCGAAGAAGAGGTTGTTTCAGAAGAGGAAGTAGCAGCTGATGAAGTTGTTGCCGAAGCGGAAGAAACCGAAGAAGAACTCGTCGAAGAAGAAGGCATTGACATCGAAGCAGACGTTCAGGCGCTGTTTGAAGGTGAAGAGCTTTCTGAAGAGTTCCAATCCAAAGCACGCACCATTTTCGAGAGCGCAATTACCTCCAAGGTTGAAACAATCAAGGAGCAACTTATCGAGAGCTATCAAGAAGCACTCGTTGAAGAAGTTGTTGCGATCAAAGAAGAACTTGGTGAGCGTGTAGATTCTTATCTTGAGTACGTTGCTGATGAGTGGTTCCAAGAGAATGCACTCGCAGTTGAATCTGGACTCAAGAGCGAAATCACCGAATCATTCCTTGATGGAATGAAGGGTCTTTTTGAAGAACATTATGTAACCATCCCTGAAGAGAAATATGATGTACTTGAGAGCATGGTAGATAAACTTGATGAAATGGAAGGTAAACTCAACGAGCAGATTGAGCGTAATGTCAGTCTGAATCGTAGATTAGCAGAATCCTCCGCAGATGGCATTCTTGCCGCTGTTTCTGAAGGTCTTGCAGACACTCAGAAGGAAAAACTCGCTTCTCTCGCAGAAAATGTTGGGTTTGAAAGTGAAGCAGACTATCGTGAGAAGCTGACTACCCTGAGAAGTTCTTACTTCCCAGAGTCCGCATCCACTCCAAGCACCTCTGAAAATATTTCAGAAGAGGTTTCTACCAATGAGGTTATCTCTGAAGAGGTTTCCCCAATGATGCGAGCTTATCTGAATACACTTTCTAGAGCTGCTAAAAAGTGATTTCTAAATGATAAACATTCAAACTAACAAACTAAGAGGTTTAATTTCAAATGCAAATGCCTAATACCGAGGCTCTGCAGGAGAAGTGGGCACCCGTTCTCGATTATGAGGGAATGGATCCTATCAAGGATTCCCATCGTAGAGCGGTTACCGCAGTCCTGCTGGAGAACCAAGAACAAACCCTTCGTGAGGAACGTGACTTCCTCTCCGAAGCACCTACCAACGCTGTTGGTAACGGAGGATATACCTCCCAAGGTGGTCAAACCGTTGCTGGTTTTGACCCAGTCCTGATCTCTTTGATCAGACGCGCAATGCCTAACTTGGTCGCATATGACCTTGCTGGCGTTCAACCAATGTCCGGTCCTACTGGACTCATCTTCGCAATGCGTTCGAAGTACACCAGTCAATCTGGAACCGAAGCATTGTTTGGCGAAGCAGATACCGCATTCGCAGGTCAGTCTGCCTCCTTCAACAACACTGGCGGATTCGAGAACGCTGCTGTTGGTATGGGTACTACCGCACAAGCTGGTAGCAATCCTGGTCTTCTCGATCCAACCGTTCCACAAACTGGCGATCCCGGCACCTACAACGTAGGTATGGGTATGCAGACTGGTGACGCTGAGGATCTCGGTGACGGCGCAGGCGCATTCAACGAGATGGCATTCTCGATCGAGAAAGTCACTGTAACCGCTAAGTCCAGAGCACTCAAAGCTGAGTATTCCTTGGAACTGGCACAAGACCTCAAGGCAATCCACGGTCTGAACGCCGAGGCTGAACTCGCAAACATTCTCTCTACTGAGATTCTTGCTGAGATCAACCGTGAAGTTATCCGTACTATCTACAACGTTGCTGAGCCAGGCGCACAAGCAAATGTTGCTAACGGCGGAACTTTCGACCTCGATGTTGACTCCAACGGTCGCTGGAGTGTTGAGAAGTTCAAAGGTCTTATCTTCCAAATCGAGCGCGATGCTAACGCAATCGCACAAAGAACTCGTAGAGGAAAGGGCAACATGATTCTGTGTTCCGCAGACGTTGCTTCCGCTCTGACCATGGCAGGCGTACTCGACTACACCCCTGCTCTGAACGCTAACCTCAACGTTGATGACACTGGTAATACCTTTGCTGGTGTTCTCGCAGGTAAGTATCGTGTATACATCGATCCTTATGCTGCTAACAGTGCTGCTAATCAGTACTATGTTGCTGGTTATAAGGGTTCTTCTCCTTATGACGCTGGTCTGTTCTACTGCCCATACGTTCCTCTTCAGATGGTTCGTGCCGTTGGTCAGGACACCTTCCAGCCTAAGATTGGATTCAAGACTCGCTACGGAATCGTTGCTAACCCATTCGCGGAAGGCACCTCTGTTGGCGCAGGCGCACTCACCCGTAACACCAACCGTTACTACAGACGTGTTAAGGTTTCCAACCTCATGTGATTCAAGTTCACATATTTCTCAGAGGGTCTTAGGACCCTCTTTTTTTGTCTAAATATTTAAAAAACATAGGATTATGGCTTACCACTACATTAGTAGACCAAATCTTCTTGATTCTTCAATTACTGTATATTATGCTGGAGATAATAAGTGGACTGATAATTTTGATGATAGACATCGATTCGGCACTAAAGCAGCAGCAACTGCCCAAATACAGAATCCAGACGGAACAAACGGCGGATGGTCACGTTGTAGCATTGTTCAGGGATGAAATGAAGACCTTTTATGAGTTTGTAGGTTTCTTTAGAAAGAAAAAAGAATCTCAAAAAACTCCTCCTCCACCAGTATATTCCAATGCTGATACTCGGCGTGCTTATGGTGTGGCATCTAGAACCAAAGATGGTAGAGGTGCTAAATCAACTGTTCCCGGTCTTTCTGGACCATCAAGAAATAGAGTGGGTTCAGTTAACAGAGATATGAATCGTTTTGCTAACACAAAGGGATATCAATCTGCTATCGGAAGAGCAGAGCATGGCGGTAAAGATGATCAATATAATGTGATTTTTGGTGGAGGAACTTTTGATAATACAAAAGGTCATCCAGATAAAGTTGTGGATGGCGGAAAGTATTCCAGTGCTGCTGCAGGTAAATATCAATTCATGCCAAAAACATGGAAAGGAACAACTGGTAGTATAAAAACTCCAATGACTCCCAGCAATCAAGATAAAGCAGCAACATCCTTAATAAAGAATAGAAAAGTTAATTTAGATTTACCAATGACTCCTCGTTCAGTAAATAAACTTAGTGGTGAGTGGGCATCTTTACCAGATAAGACCGGTAAAAGTCGTTATGGTCAACCAGTAAAGTCTTATTCACAGTTAAAATCTTGGTTCAATAAAAAGAAGAAACAGGAACTTGGTCCAGATTATCGTGATGCTCCCGGTGCAAATTACGCAAGGTAATCAAAATGTCTTATAGTTCATCATCATCTTCTAATAGTTGCTCTTGGCCAACTCAGATCAATAATAGGAATTTTTTATCTGGTATTGGATTTAAATTCAATTTAGGAAGATTTCCAAAGGTTGATTTTTTCTGTAATACTGCTAGAATACCAGAAATCACTCTTGACACAGCAACACAACCATCATATTTAAAGAATATTGATGTTCCAGGTGAAAAAATTTCATATGGAGATTTAACCATTCAGTTCTTGGTTGATGAAAATATGGAAAATTATAAAATTGTTCATGATTGGATTACTGGTCTTGGATTTCCAGAAACTGCTCAACAGTTTATTGAAAAAACTACCGGTCAAGATGGTGTTAGGGATATGAAAGAGCAATTTGCTGATGGCACACTTCGTATCTTAAATAGCAATTTTAATGAGGTAGCTAAGGTAAAATTCTTAGATATGTTCCCAGTGTCTTTAAGTTCTCTTGATTTTGATGCCACATCAACTGATGTGAACTACTTTACAGCACAGGCATCTTTCAAGTATACTGTATATCAACTGACTTCTTCTGTTTAATGGATCTTGACAAAATTCAGGAAATGTGGCAGAAAGATGCTGTCATAGATCCTGATAACCTACATGATGAATCTTTGAAGATTCCACAATTACATTCAAAGTATTATACGGTGTATAATACAATTACATTGTTGCGAGAAAAAGCAAGAGAACAATATAATAAAGTAAGACTTGAGCGTCACAACTACTATACAGGTAAAGCAGAACCCTCTGTTTATGAGGAAGATCCCTTTCCATACAAAGTAAGGGAGAAAGATGCTATACAGCGATATCTGGATGCTGATGAGAGGTTAAATAAGATTGACATGAAGATTCGATATTATGATACCATTCTCAAGTTTTTAGAAGAAATTATCAAGACAGTAGCAAACAGGACCTTCCAAATCAAAAATGCTATTGAATGGCAGAAGTTCCAAGCAGGTTTCTAATGGATAACGAAAAAGATTATGATTATGAAGTTCGTTTGAAAATAGAGGATATTCGTCTCCTACATTATTGTGTGGTGGAAACAATAAGAACTTGGCCTGGTGCTCCTAGAAGACCTGTCGAAGAACAAGAACATCTTCGTTATCTAAGAGACTCTTTACAAAGAATGAAATTCGATTACAACTTTAGAGAATTATGAGTGATTACGAGTACGAAAGTGATCATAATGAAATGGAAGATGTTCCATATATCCAAATGGAATTGGATATTCGGGATGTTCATCAAATTTATAAAGCACTTCAATGTCATGAAGAGCACGGTAAATTTGATGATGAGTATGATAGAGCAAGAACAGAGTCTTGTAAAGATTTTTTCTATCGTATGATCTTGGAATACAAGTATCAAGTGGGCGAATAAATATCCATAGGTGAACCTTATGGGTTATGTCTCATTTGATTATATCGAAGAAGAACGAAGTTTTTCTTCAAATTAAAGCGGAACCACACGTATTTTACGAACTAGCAGATCAATTTACGTTTGATGTTCCGGGTGCTAAATTTATGCCTCAGTATCGCAACAAATACTGGGATGGTAAAATTCGTCTATTTAATACCCAGAATGGAGAGATATACGTAGGGTTATTAGATAAGATTATTCAATTTTGTAAAGACCATGAATACTCCTACGAGTTCGTAGAGAACAAATTCTATGGTCTTCCTTTTGAGGTCAATGATATGATCTCAAAGGAAGGTGTGAAAGATTATATGACATCCGTTAGTAAATATGCTCCTAGAGATTATCAAATTGAAGGGGTATACGACGCCTTAAAGCATAATAGAAGGTTGTTGATATCCCCAACTGCTTCTGGAAAGTCTCTGATGATATATTCTCTTGTGAGATATCACGTTGAGCGAGGGCAAAATACTCTGATAGTTGTGCCGACGACTTCGTTAGTAGAGCAGATGTATAAAGATTTTGCAGACTATGGTTGGGACGTAGGTTCATATTGCCACAAGATATACGCGGGTAGAGAAAGGGAAACTGATTCCCAAGTCATTATTACTACCTGGCAGTCGATCTACAAACTCCCCCGAAAATATTTTAATAGATTTAATGTTGTGGTTGGGGATGAGGCACACCAGTTTAAATCCAAGTCATTAATATCTATAATGACAAAACTTGGAGATGCTAAGTTCCGTTATGGATTCACTGGAACTCTTGATGGAACTCAAACACACAAGTGGGTGTTAGAAGGTTTGTTTGGACCGTCATATAAAATCATCAGAACAGAAGAGTTGATGAAGAAGGGTCATGTTGCTAAGTTGGATATTAACGTTCTTCTACTGAAACATCCAGCACATAAGTTTGAAAACTTTGAAGATGAAGTTCAGTATATCATCAATCATGAAAAAAGAAATAAATTTATTAGAAATCTCGCTTTAGATCTAAAAGGAAATACATTGATTCTGTTTTCAAGAGTTGAGGGGCATGGTCAACCACTTTATGATTTGATAAATAATGGTAGTGTGGAAGAACGTCATGTGTTCTTTGTCCACGGCGGTGTGGCAACAGAAGATCGAGAAAAGGTAAGAGAGATTACCGAGAAGGAAAACAACGCGATTATAGTCGCTTCATACGGAACATTCAGTACAGGTATCAACATTAAGAATCTGCACAATGTTATTTTTGCTTCTCCATCCAAATCTAGAATTCGGAATCTCCAGTCTATTGGAAGGGTGCTCAGGAAAGGCAATAACAAGACAAAGGCAACTCTCTATGACATTGCTGACGACATTTCCTACAAGGCACGGCGAAACTATACACTTAATCATTTAATTGAACGAATCAAAGTTTATAACGAGGAGAACTTCAATTACGATATTGTAAACATACCCCTAAAAAATTAATATGGGCGAAGAATTTCATGCAGTTATTAAATTAGTTACAGGCGAAGAAATATTCTCACTTGTCTGTGTAGACGAAAATGATGGCGATCCTATTATTCTACTGATGAACCCAGTGATTATGAAAGTAATGCGTAATCACATAGGTCAATTTGTTAAAGTAAAACCATGGATTCAAATGTCTGATGACAGTATGTACGTGATTAAATATGACAAAATAATCACTATGACAGAAGTTACTGAAAAAAAGATGATAACTTTCTACAACAAATTTTTAAATGAAGAAGATTCTGATTGGGATGAAGATGGTAAAACAAAAATATCTGATAAGATGGGATATATTACTACAGTAGATGCTGCAAGAAAGATGCTAGAGAATCTTTATAATAGTAAAGACTCTAAAGAAAGCTAAGCCCTCTCTTCAAACCTAACAAAGGTATTCTACTTATAATTCACAATGTTGTCAAGTCTCAATAATGTGTTATAATACTAATAACGATAGTTTATTGGAACTTACAATGTTATGTCTAAAAAGAAATCAGAACATTATGTTAATAATAGAGAACTTCTTGAGGCTCTGATTGTATATCGAGCAAAGGTTGCTGATAGTTTCAGAGAGATTAATGGTAGAGAACCAACTAAAGCAGATAGATCTCAACAATGGGTTGGTAAACCTCAGATTACAAATTATCTTGGAGAGTGTTTTCTTAAGATCGCTACTCACTTGTCATATAAACCAAACTTTGTGAATTACATGTTCAGGGATGATATGATCTCTGATGGTATTGAAAACTGTGTTCAGTATATTCATAATTTTGATCCAGAGAAATCTAAGAATCCGTTTGCTTATTTCACGCAGATTATTCACTACGCCTTTCTACGTCGAATTCAGAAAGAGAAGAAGCAACTGGAAATCAAAACTAAGATCATCGAACGCACTGGTTACGATGAAGTTATGATGGTTGACGATAGCTTGCTTTCCAATAGTAGTTCGGAGTATAATACCATTAAAGATAATATTACTTACAAAACCAATAGGCAGTAATGAATATTGATATTGTTCATCATTCTCAAGTCACTATTCTTGATGATTATCATGGACATTGGTATCTTAAGAATGACTTATTAAATTTCTTGGAAAATCATCATGATGTTCAGAATAGGAAAACAAATGTCAAAGCGAAGATGACTGATTGGACTATGAAAAAATATAGTCCAATTGTTGATCAGTTCAAAGATTTAATACTTTCAGTAATAAGAGATGAATATATGACATTTAATGGAAAACCATGTAATCATGAATTGAGATATGAAGCTTTTTGGGGAAACATTTATAAGAAAGGTGATTATACTATAGAGCATGATCATAAACCAAGTGCTTATTCTGTGGTATATTTTTTAAAGTCTAAACCTAATTTTTCTCCCTTGATTATTGAAAACTTTAATACTAAAACTAAAAAAAATAAATCTTTAGTTATAAAACCTTTAGAGGGTAGATTAGTTATTTTTCCAGGATCTTTAAGGCATAAAGTTCCTATTCATATTCATGACGAAACACGAATTACACTTGCTGCAAACATATACTGATGAAAGTTGCTATTATTACAGATCAACATTTTGGTGCTCGTAAGGGTTCTAAATTTCTTCATGAATATTTCAAGAAATTTTATGATGATGTATTTTTTCCATACTTAGAAAAAAATAAAATTGATACTGTAATTGATATGGGCGATACATTTGATAATCGTCGCTCTATTGATTTGTGGTCTTTAGAGTGGGCGAAAGAAAACTATTATGATAGATTAGAAAGTTTAGGCATAACAGTTCATACTATCGTTGGTAATCACACTGCCTATTACAAAGATACAAATTCTATCAATTCTGTAGATTTGTTGCTTAAACAGTATAAAAATGTCAAAGTATATTCTGAATGTAGTGAAGTATTAATAGATACATTAAAAGTACTTTTTATTCCGTGGATCAATGCTGAAAATTTTGAAAGTAGTGTCAAATCTATTAAAGATTCAACTAGCAAAGTCGCGATGGGGCACCTTGAACTCAACGGATTTAGAGCGCATCGCGGTCACACCATGGAAGACGGTATGGCGAGCGAACTATTTGAGAAGTTCGAGCGGACATTTTCGGGTCATTACCATACACGATCAGACAACGGACGAATCTTCTACCTAGGTAATCCCTATGAGATGTTTTGGAATGATGTGAATGATCCTCGCGGATTTACCACTTTCGACACTAAAACTTTAAAACATACTCATATCAATAATCCATATAAACTCTTTTATAATATTTACTATGAGGATACACCATATCAAGTATTTGATACTACAGAATATGCTGGCAAAATTGTCAAAGTAATTGTTAGGAAGAAAACCGAACCAAAGAAATTTGAAAAGTTTATAGATAAGTTATATTCCTGTGGTATTCAAGATCTAAAGATCGTAGAAAATTTTTCTGTTCAAGAAAATGAAGAGTTTGAAGTTGAAGAAAGTGAAAACACTATTTCTATTTTAAATCGTTATATCGATGAGGCAGAGTTTGATTGTGATAGCACTATCATTAAGGGAATCCTTCAGAAAGTCTATTCACAAGCTTGCGAGGTAGAGTAATGTTTCTTTTAACTCTTAGTGATTCTAAAGAAGAAGGAGCCTATGCCATACACAATAAGTATGGAGAAAAGGTTTTAATATTATTCGAAGATGAAGATGATGCTGAGAGATATGCTATGCAGTTGGAAGATGAAGAAGAGGCGGAAATGGATGTTATAGAGGTTGATGACGCACTTGCTATTTTGACGTGTAAGAGGTATAATTACAAGTATGCGGTGGTGACACCAAACGATATTGTGATTCCTCCAAGAGATTTAGAATTAGATGATAACTTTCCAGAAGATTAGGTGGAAAAATTTTCTCTCTACTGGTAATCAATTTACTGAAATTGACTTTCAGGAAAAAAATACCAACTTAATTATTGGTACCAATGGTGCTGGTAAGTCAACTATGTTGGATGCTCTTACTTTTGTTTTATTCAATAAACCATTTCGTAAGATCAATAAACCCCAATTAATTAATTCAACTAATGAAAAAGACTGTTTAGTTGAAATTGAGTTTGAGATTAATTCTCGTCAATACATTGTTAGGCGCGGAATAAAACCAACTGTTTTTGATATTTCCGTAAATGGAACGCAACTTCATCGTGAAGCAGATGATCGTGCTATGCAGCGTGTACTAGAAAACAATATTCTTAAAGTAAATTATAAATCTTTTACTCAAATTGTAATTCTAGGTAGTAGCACTTTTGTTCCTTTCATGCAGTTGACCACTGCTAATAGAAGAGAAGTAATTGAAGATCTTCTTGATATTCGCATCTTTTCCTTGATGAATAATATTCTCAAAGATAAGATTCGCACTCAGAAAGAACAAGTTAAATCATTAGATCTTAAGAAAGAAACACTCAAAGATAAGATGAAGATGCAACAAAACTTTATCGATGAGTTGGAAAATCGTGGAAAGCAGAACATTGTAGCAAATAAAACTAAGATCACAAAACTTATGAAAGAAGTTGATGATTATATGTTGGATAATTCAAAAGTTGAAGAAAATATACACAAGTATACGAAAGAGTTGGGAGAGGTAACTGGTGCTAGACAAAAGTTATCGAAACTAAACACACTTAGAGGTAAAATATCACAGAAAGTATCTGCTATTACGAAAGAGCATAAGTTCTTCATGGAAAATACGGTATGCCCTACTTGCCAACAGGATATTGAAGAAGAGTTTCGTGTAAATAGAATTAGTGACGCTCAAAATAAAGCAAAGGAACTAAAGGAAGGTTTCGACGAGTTGGAATCGACCATTAAGTTTGAACAAGAAAGAGAGCGTCAATTCAATGCACTTTCTAAGGAGATTACTAATCTAACACATGGCATTTCTCAGAACAATACTCGGATTAGCGGAAATCAACGACAAATCAGAGATCTGGAATCGGAAATTCAAACAATTGCCGACAACCTTGCAAACAGAAATACTGAACATGAAAAGTTAGATCAATTTAAATCAAACCTAGCACATACATTTTCTGAACTTACAGATAAAAAACAAGAAATCGTTCATCACGATTTTGCATACTCACTTTTAAAAGACGACGGAGTAAAAACGAAGATTATAAAAAAATATCTTCCGTTTATAAATCAGCAGGTAAATCGTTATCTTCAATTGATGGATTTTTATATTAATTTCCATCTGGATGAAGAATTTAAGGAAACTGTGAAGTCCCCCATACATGAAGATTTTTCATATAGTTCCTTTAGTGAAGGTGAAAAGATGAGAATAGACCTTGCCCTTCTCTTCACTTGGCGTGAAGTAGCGCGTGTTAAAAACTCTGTAAACACCAACCTGTTGATTATGGATGAAGTATTTGATTCTTCACTTGACGGATTTGGAACTGATGAGTTCCTGAAAATCATCCGTTATATTATTAAAGATGCCAACATCTTTGTTATATCTCACAAACAAGACATGCGTGACAAATTTGAAAGTGTCATAATGTTTGATAAAGTTAAAGGTTTTTCGCGTAAAGTTTCTTCAGACACCGAGGAATAATGGTTACTCCCAATTGGCAGCACCACTCTAGTAAAGACAAGAAGCGCACTCTCAAACCTCAGGCAATGCGATCCAGGAGAGAGGCACTGAGACAATTTAAAAAGCGTCACATGAACCGCCCAGACAAGGCGGTTTCGTCGTATTATGAGTCCATACGAAAGATGATTCATGATTCATCACGAAATCAAATCGCAACTTGCTAAACTTCTTGCTACTGAAGATCTGGTGGTTGAGAACAAGTATGTTGAAACTGCTCAGTTCAACGTTCATACTCGTGTTCTGACTTTGCCTGTTTGGGAAAAGGCAAGTTCTCAAGTGTATGATATGCTTGTTGCTCATGAGGTGGGACACGCTCTCTTTACCCCTGATAGTGATTGGTTCAAGGAACGCAAAATTTCTCCTCAGTTTGTTAATATTGTTGAGGATGTTCGTATTGAAAAAATGATGAAGCGTCGTTACGCTGGCATCACTAAAACTTTTTACCGTGGTTACAAGGAATTGTCAGATGAAGACTTTTTCTGTATTGAAAATGATGATATTAATAAAATGAATCTTGCCGATAAGGCAAATCTTTATTTCAAGATTGGTAGTTTTGTTGATATTGATTTTAATTCTCAAGAACGTGTTCTGATTCAAAAGATTTCTGACGCTGAGACTTTTGATGATGTTCTTGATGTTGCCGAAGAACTCTACAAATATTGTAAGCAACAGCAAGAGATGAAAACCAAGACCGATGACCTCCAAGTTCAGGGCGGTCAGAGTGAAGATGAAGATCAATCTGAAACTGATTCTCAGGAAGAAATTACTTCTAGTGTTCCTAATGGAACTAACGAAGCGCCTGGATCTAATGATTATGATTCTGATGAGTTTGATTCTGAGGAACCTACAGATAGTGAATCTTATGGCGGAACTGAGAATGATGAACTCGAAGTTTCCACTGCCCTGAACCTGGAAGATGCTTTAAAAGACCTTGCTTCAAATCAAGGTTGGGAGAACGTGTATCTTGAACTGCCTAAATTGAAACTGGATGAAGTTATAGTTCCTAATTCTGAAGTTCACGCTCGTTTCAATGAGTGGGATGATTGGACAAAGGAAAGATTGGAAACCACTAAGGAGGAATTTTTTACTTCTGCCGATGATCAGTTTAAGAAGTTCAAAAAATCTGCACAGAAAGAAGTCAACTATCTCGTAAAAGAGTTTGAGTGTAAAAAGGCAGCAGACTCTTATGCTCGTGCTACAACTGCTCGCACTGGTGTTCTTGACTGCTCCAAACTACACACTTACAAATATAATGAAGATCTGTTCAAGAAAGTTACCACTCTCGCTGATGGCAAGAATCATGGACTGATATTTGTTCTTGATTGGAGTGGTTCTATGACCGATGTTCTCCAAGATACTCTCAAGCAATTGTTTAACTTGATGTGGTTCTGTAAGAAAGTATCAATTCCTTTTGAAGTTTACGCTTTTACTAATGAGTTTCCAAAACCAAATAATGGATACAGTTCTGCTGATTATGCGTATAATAGGCGTGAAGGTTTGATTTGTGTGAATGCTTGGTTTAGTATGATGAATATTTTTACATCTAAAACAAAACTCAAAGAACTTGAGCAGCAAATGCTTAACTTCTATCGTCTTTCCTGGGGTATGAATCGCTGGTCTGGAGTTCTTATTCCTACTGGATTGGGACTTTCTGGGACTCCCCTCAATGAAGCATTTATCGCCCTACATCAAATTATTCCACAATTCAAGCAAGAAAACAAAGTTCAGAAAGTACAATGCGTTGTTCTCTCTGATGGAGAAGCAGGTGGTATGAAGTATCATCGTGAAGTTAAGCGCCATTGGGAGGATGAACCCTATCTTGGAGTTGGTGCTGTTCAATCAAATGCTTTCCTTAGAAATCGTAAGACCGGTAACACTTATTCTTTTGATGGTGAGTGGTGGCAGATGAGTGATGTATTCCTTAATGATCTGCGAGATTCATTCTCCGATGTTAACTTTATTGGAATTAGAGTTCTTGCATCTCGTGATGCTGGATCATTTATCAGGCGTTACCATGGTTATGGTGCTTTGTTTGATAAAATTAACAAAGTCTGGAAGAAAGAACGTGCTTTTGCACTTCACAATGTGGGATATCAAACATATTTTGCACTTTCTGCGACTGCTCTTGCCAATGACTCGGAGTTTGATGTTGATGATGGAGCAACAAAAGCAAAGATCAAATCCGCCTTTGTCAAAAGTCTCAAAAGCAAAAAAATGAATAAGAAAGTTCTTGGGGAATTCATTGAACTAATCGCTTGAATAAATAAATGTATAGAAAAACTGTCTACAATGAAACCTTCCCCCAAGAAATTAAAAGAGACAAAGGAGATCTATGAAAAGGTAGTAACGCACCTCATTGAGGAAGGTTACGCTATTGACGTAGATTCCGCAGATTCCATCATCAGTGGAATGAGCGAGCAGTGGTTCGAACTCATCACGGAGAACTGATTAATGGAAAAAATTACTGGAAAACAAGTAGAGACTATGATGGAAGCATATGTTTCTATCTACAATAATCAAGAACAAGAAGTAATTTCTGAGGAAACTCAGGAACTTCAGGAAAATCAAGCAAACAGAGACAAGCAACGCGAACTCCGCCAGAAGCAAAATGCTGGTAGATCACAACAGCAACTTGGAGCAAAACCAAGACCTGAGGGATCTTTCAGAGATCGTATTTTTTCTAGAAGATCTTCAAGTGCTGCTGCTCGGGCAAATACAAACAAAGTTGGTCAAAATGTTAAAGTAGGATCTCCTACTGGACCTGCACAGAATGATCAACTTAAAAAGCCAACATCAACACCAACAGTGTTGACAGATAAGAAACCTGTTCAGTCTCCTACCAGCAACTTGAAGCCTGGTTCTCCAAACACTGTTGTAAGTCCTAAGTCTGGCGAGGAAACTAAGTTTAAAAGACGCCTTCCTAGTATGGCGGAACTGAAAGCAGCACAGGCTGCCCGTAAGACTGCTACCGCTGGCGGTGCTTCTAAGCAAGAAGCAGAATATCAAGCAGTTAAGGCTGGTGTAAATGCTGGTAAACCTGCTCCTACTCCTGCCGCTACTCCTAAACCTGCTGCTGGCGGACCTGGTGGGTATCAAGTTTCCGCAGCTGCTACACCTAAGACTAAACCTGCTGCCGCCGCTGCTCCTGTTGTTAAGAAACCGCAACCGCGTATGGGTATGCGGAACAGAATGAGAATGGAAGAACTTGATGTATTTGATACAATCAAGGAGTATCTGATCGGTGAAGGTGCAACCGAAGAGGAAGCATTCAAGCAAATGCTTACACTTACTGATGAGCAGAGAACTGAAATTATTGAAGGTTCCTGCGGTTCTAAAAAGAAAAAGAAAGGAGGTTACAGCAAATGAGTAGATTTGGAGATTTATTAGCGGGAGGAGCAGCACCTGCTCCTGAACCTATCGTAGAAGAAGTTCTTATTACTCCTCAAGAGGAGGTCCTAACCGAGGCAAGTCCTTTAGAACAAATGACAAAGGATGAGTTAGAGGAATTGGGTAGAACTATGGGGGTTGAACTCGATAAACGTCATAGCAAAGCAAAATTAATTGAAGAACTGGAATCTTTGGGGTGAACCAGTTTGATAACTGTCACAGGGGGCACTCCATTGTGCCCCCTTTTTTTGTATAATTAATTCAGTTAAAACAAAGGACATGGCACTTTCCGCCGAATACATCATCACTTCTCTTCAATCTGTTTACGGAGAATCCGTAACTACTGGAGACGTTCGTGCTTGGTGCGCAATGAACGGCACTACTTATGCTACTGTATCTAAAAAAATTGAAGGGTATAAAGTAGGACGTGGTAGGTGGAACCTGACAGTTCAAGAAAAACTTGAGCAAAATTATAAAGCACCTCCTGCCATGCCTGCAGTTGAGCAAAATCTTATTCCTCAGAAAGATGATTCCTTCGTCCGCTTTGGTAACTTCGCAGATATTAAAAAAATTATTGAGTCCCGTGTATTCTATCCAACGTTCATCACGGGTCTTTCTGGTAACGGTAAAACGTTCTCAGTTGAGCAGGCGTGTGCTCAGTTGGATCGGGAACTTATCCGTGTAAACATTACTATCGAAACTGATGAAGATGATCTTATTGGCGGTTTCCGCCTTGTCGATGGCGCAACCGTCTGGCACGATGGACCAGTTATTCAAGCACTCCAGCGAGGAGCTGTACTGCTCCTTGACGAGATCGACCTTGCCTCTAATAAAATTCTCTGTCTCCAATCTATCCTTGAAGGAAAAGGAGTTTTCCTTAAGAAAATCGGACGGCGAGTTGACCCTGCAAATGGATTCAACGTCATCGCCACAGCAAACACTAAAGGTAAAGGTAGCGACGACGGGCGATTCATTGGAACTAACGTGCTTAACGAAGCCTTCCTTGAGCGATTCCCAGTGACCTTTGAGCAGGAGTATCCTACCACTGCTACAGAAATCAAAATTCTCAACAAACTTTGCGATGATGAGAACTTCTGTAAGCGACTTGCTGATTGGGCAGACATCATCCGCAAGACTTTCTATGATGGTGGCATTGAAGAAATCATCAGCACTCGCCGTCTGGTTCACATTGTCCGTGCATACGACATCTTTGGTGATAAAGCAAAGGCAATTCAAGTTTGTGTGAATCGTTTCGATGATGAAACTAAGCAGGCATTCTTGGAACTGTATGACAAAGTTGATGCTGACTTCGAGATGCCCATTGACGGTGAGGAGGTTGCCTGATATAATGACTAATGCTTGGAGTTTTCTTTATGATGCTATGAATGACGACGTTATTACACTTGATGATGGTACATCAACTTTTATCATGAATATGGACGAAAAATCAAAATCAAATAAGTACAAATATAGTGAGGACACTATCCTCAAGGAACTTCTTGAGTATATTCGGGGAACTTACAAACAGCACTACGCTGCTAACGATGAAAATATTCAAACTCTTGATTTTATCGAAGCAGCACACAAAGATGGTGAAGCATTCTGTCGAGACAACATTCTTAAGTATGCCTCTCGTTATGATAAGAAAGGCACTGCCCGCCGTGATATCATGAAGATTCTGCATTATGCCGTTCTTCTGATGCACTTCAATGACAAAAACGCTAAGCGTGAAACTTACCCCCAGTGATGAAATTGAATCCCAACACAATGAAACTGTCTGATAACACTCTCACTGTTCTTAAGAACTTTGCTGGTATCAATAACTCGATTCTAGTAAAAGAAGGTAGTCGTCTTCGCACTATTTCTGTTGCTAAGAATATCTTGGCAGAAGCAGATATTAAAGAAGATTTTCCTCGTGATTTTGCCATTTACGATCTTAATCAGTTCCTTAATGGTCTTAGTCTTCACCAGGATCCTGACCTAGATTTCAAGGAAGACTCTTATCTTAGTATCAAAGAAGGTAAGCGTCGTGTTAAGTATTTTTATGCCGATCCTGCTGTAATTGTTTCTCCACCAGAAAAAGATATTACACTTCCTACCCAGGATGTTTGTTTTCAACTTGATAGTTCTTCTCTGGAAAAACTAATCAAGGCAGCACAAGTTTATCAACTTCCTGATTTTTGTGCTGTTGGTGAAGCGGGCGTAATTAAATTGGTTGTTCGCGATAAGAAGAATGATACTTCTAACGAATATGCCATCGTTGTCGGTGAAACTGAAAAACAATTCACTTTCAACTTCAAAGTAGAAAACATCAAGATTATTCCTGGTGCCTATGATGTAGTTGTTTCTTCTAAACTTCTTTCAAAGTTTACAAACACTAAGTACAATCTTACTTATTATATTGCTCTTGAACCAGACTCAACTTTTGAATAGAATGCGAGTGATTGGATGCACTCTAATTGTTTGCTCTCACTTCACCATAATTTACGTGAGTGTGTTGTCTGGGGTTATAGTGCATTTAGTTGCTGACGTATTTACTCTTCCATATTTCATCAAACATCGAATGTGGGATATGGTAATCATGCTTTCATTTCTTGTTACTATTGGAGTAAGTAAATTATTTTCTTATTATGGAACCTGATCCTTACATTCAATTTTTAGAAAATTGGATACCAGGAATAGGTGAAGATACTAAACTCCACGACCAACTTCATATACACTTTGATCTTGGATTCAGTATTAATGATGAAGCCAAACTTCTTGGTTTCCAATTAGGACATCACCCTGCTGGAAACTTTTTCCACGTTGTGGTATTCTGTATTATGAGTATTACGATTTATCCTAATGATTATCGTAATGGTTTGAAAGATCTCCAGGATTTTTACAGAGCATATTTGCTTGGAAAATACTGGCAATCTGTATCCTATTGGTTTATCCCCAAAACAATATTATGAGTGATTTTATCTGGGTTGAAAAATATCGACCTAAGACTATTGATGAGTGTATCCTTCCAGAATCAACTAAAAAAACTTTTCAATCTTTCCTAGATAAAGGAGAGATTCCTAATATGCTGCTTGCTGGTCCTCCAGGTATTGGTAAGACTACAGTGGCAAAGGCACTCTGTAATGAACTTGGAGTAGATTGCTATGTCATCAACGGATCCGATGAGGGACGTTTTCTCGATACGGTCAGAAACAATGCGAAATCTTTCGCTTCGACCGTCTCGCTTTCTTCAGATGCAAAACACAAAGTCATCATCATTGATGAGGCTGACAACACATCCAACGATGTACAACTCCTCCTACGGGCGTTTATTGAGGAGTTTGCTGGTAACTGTAGATTCATCTTCACCTGCAATTACAAAAACAAAATCCTTGAACCCCTCCATTCCCGTTGTGCCGTCATTGAATTTGGTATCAAAGGCAAAGACCGACAGTCAATCGCTGCCAACTTTTTTAAACGAATTCGGGAAATCCTCGACGCAGAAGGAGTGGAGTACGACAACAAAGTACTCGTTGAGATCATCAACAAGCACTTCCCAGATTGGAGACGTGTCCTCAACGAAATCCAACGATACTCGGTGGGTGGTAAGATTGATTCGGGGATTCTTGCAGCGTTTTCAGATGTCGCAGTAAATGAACTGGTCAAAAATCTCAAGACTAAAAACTTTGCCGAAGTACGTAAGTGGATCGTCAGTAATCTGGATAATGATACTACTGTACTTCTCCGTCGCATTTATGACTCTCTTTACGAAGCCTTGGTTCCTGGTTCTATTCCTGCTGCTGTCCTTGTTCTCGCTAAGTATCAGTATCAAGCAGCGTTTGTAGCAGATCAGGAAATTAATATGTTGGCATGTTTAACTGAACTTATGGTGGAGTGTGAATTCAAATGAAACAACACCCAAAATATCCAGGATACTATGTAGATACTGATGGTTCTGTCTATAGTGAAAATTATAACAGAAATCAATATGGTAAAAAAACAAAACCATTAAAGAAGTTAAAACCCCAAAGAAAGGGAAGGGGAGGACAATATCATCAATATCATCTTCGTGTTGATGGAAAAACTATACAAGTTTCTGCACATAGGTTAGTTGCTGAAGTTTATTTGCCAAATCCTAATAACTTACCTCAGGTAAATCATATAGATGAAAATAAACAAAATAATGCAGTTTCTAACTTAGAATGGTGTGATGCATTTCATAACATGCAGCATTCACTTTCTAAACATTATAGACTAAAAAATATAGAAACAGGAGAAGAAGAAACTGTTTTTAATTTAAAAAGATGGTGTGAAGAAAGAGGTTATGCTTCTAGTTCAATGGTTGCTGCCTCGAAAAAACGAGGATATTGGAGAAAGAAAATGACAAAAAATGGGATGAAGGAATATTATTGTGTTCATAAAACAGCTTATGGTTATGAAATTGAGGAGTGTGAATTCAAATGAGAACACAAAATAAAGAAAACTACTATTATTGGTTCTGGATTATAGCAATGGTAGCATTTATTGTTCCTCAAGTATTTACTGCTTGGGCGTACATAAATATTGTGAATATTATGAAAACATGGTCACTTTGAAATGATACCCTTTTTTGTCCCCGACCCAGTGATGCTAATGGAATCAAATTGGGTCAAAACGATTCAAGTTCCTTCTGAAATTAGGAATCACTGTATCCGACGTGTTGTCCCCTCACTTGGGGATGAGATGGTTGGTGAGAAGTGGAAGTATGTTGATTGTGCCTGGAAGAATATGGGTTTCTACGGTGGTAATTCTACTGTTCTTAGAGAACTTAGGAGAATGAGTGATAGATCGTATCTTGAGGAGCAGGAAGAAAGAGATAAATTGAATAAAGTGAATTACAAAGTTGATGAAATCTTAGAGAAATATTATGATTGACGAACATGGATGGACTCAGAAAGATCAAATATCGGACGAGAAGTGTATTTTAATATGTTTGAATAATGCTCCTTGTGGAACGGACAAAAAACAAGTTGACCGTCTAATTAAAAACTATCAAGAACTTTTACTTATTTTAAGGAATTATCAAAATGATTGATGTGAAATTGTTCCGCTTCGTGACTGGCGAAGAGGTTGTTGCCGAATTACTCTCTGAAACTGATGATACAATTACAGTTCAGAATGGACTAGTTGTTCTTCCTACTAACCAGAATGTTGGATTTGCTCCATGGGCGATGGTAATTAGCAAGGAAACTCCTGAGATTACTGTTAAGAAAACACATGTTGTTTACATGGCAGAGGTTCAAGAAGAGGTGGGTAAAAAGTATAATGAAATGTTTGGCACTAAATTGGTTGTTCCCGAATCTAAGAAATTGATTGTGTGATGGCATTTTTTAAAATCGATTGTAAAACTCTTATTGAACCAAGAGTAAAGACTACTCCAGAGAATGTTCAAGAAGCAAATGAGGCACTATTCCGTGCTAAAATGACTCTACCCGCTGCCGCAAAACATTGTGGTATGACCCATAAGGAAATGAAACTTACCTTCTGGGAATTTTTGAAGTATAACAAACCTGATTATGAAGTCCCTGAAAACACCATTACGCTATCCAGGCGGTAAATCCCGTGCCTGCACTAAACTGGATGTCTATATTCCAGATCTTCGTGATTATGGTGAGTATCGCGAACCATTTCTTGGTGGTGGTAGCGTAGCAATTCATATCACTAAGAAGTATCCACATCTTAAAGTGTGGGTTAACGATTTTTATGAACCTCTTGTAAATTTTTGGATAACTCTAAGAGATGATGGATACCGTTTATATAAAAGACTCCAAGAACTGAAGTCTAGATATCCAGAACCGGCATCTGCTAAAGGTTTATTTTTAGAAGCAAAGGAGATAGTAAATGACCATACTCAACCAACTTTATATCGTGCTTGTGCTTTTTATATTATCAATAAGTGCTCTTTTTCTGGTCTCACAGAATCCTCATCATTCTCAAAGCAAGCTTCAGACAATAATTTCTCAATGCGAGGAATTGAAAAACTACAGGGATACACTCAAATAATCAAAGATTGGAAAATTACTAATTGGTCTTATGAATCGCTCCTTACTAATGACACAGAGTGCTTTACCTACCTTGACCCGCCCTATGACATTCGAAGTAATCTCTATGGAAAGCGGGGGAGTATGCATAGCGGGTTCGACCATGATGATTTTGCTGCCGACTGTGCTCTGTATAATGGTGCTCAACTTATTTCTTACAATTCGTCTCAACTTATTAAGGACCGCTTTAAAGAATACCAAACAGGAGAGTTCGACCTCACATACACCATGAGATCCGTGGGAGAGTATATGAGAGAACAAAAAGAACGCAAGGAACTTTTACTTTTTAATTATGGAATTGAAGGATTGGTTGAACAGCATCAATCAGAGCAAAGAGAATCTGATTGACGAAGATCCATCACTTGAAAAAGAATATCCTCCATACATTATCAATAGATGTTTTTCTGGACATCTTGATGCTGTAATGTTTGCTAATGAAATGAATCAGCATCATTTCCTCCCAAAGAAACTCCAATATGATTTTTATCTAAATAGTCTGAGGAAAAAGAAGAGATTTTCTCCCTGGCTCCGACAAGATAAAATCAAAGATCTTGATTATGTCAAACGTTATTATGGTTATAGTAATGAAAAGGCAAAGCAAGCTTTGAAGATTCTCACAGAAGAACAACTTAATGTTATTAAATCGAAATTTGACACTGGAGGAAAAAGATGAGCGTGGTTCAAGAACCCGAAGTGAAGTGGACGCCCGAACAAATGGTAGAAGTGGTTCTTAATGAACCTGATGACTTTTTGAAAGTGCGTGAGACTTTGACTCGTATCGGAGTGGCATCAAGGAAGGAAAAGAAAATCTATCAGTCCTGCCATATTTTACATAAGCAAGGTAGATACTATCTTGTTCATTTTAAGGAGTTGTTTGCCCTTGATGGTAAACACGCCAATCTAACAATTAATGACGTTCAACGTCGTAATCGTATTGCCCAATTACTTGCTGATTGGGGTCTTATTGGTATTGTAGATGTCACTAAAATTCAGGATATCGCTCCGCTTAATCAGATTAAAGTACTTGCTTATAAAGACAAGCAGGACTGGATTCTCGAAACTAAGTACAACATTGGGGCGAAGAAGAAAAGGGTGGAAGTAACTGAATAAAGATAAATAAAGGAAGGCAAAGGACCTTCCTTTTTTAATGAGCAGAATATTACATCACGTTGGTAGAAACGATTTTAAGAAAACTCGCCAAAGGCAGATTGGTGAGAAGAAAGAATGTGCTTCTAAAGAACTGAAGGAAAGGCAAGAAGCAGAAGCAGAAAGAAAGACAGTAGAAGAAGCAGCAAAACCTTTTAAATCTGATTGGAGATTGGATTTTCTTAGTGAGGCAATGACCACTGCTGGATTAGGTATGGTTAATCATCCTGCAGAGGGAGATGTTGATCTGGAGGGTGTTATACAAACTGCAGTTCCTGGAACTTCTGGATCTGGTGGTTCTGGTGGATCATATTCTTTTGGAACTTATGATGAAACCGGAAACGGTGGATTTGTTCTTTATTTGGATACTACAAAATATGACACTCTAAAAGTTAATGTAAATAGGGGTGATGCCAGTAGCATTCGAGTATCTATAAACGGTGGTACTTTTCAACCTTTAATATCCGGAACTTGTAGAATAACTATCTCGTCTGCAAATAGAGGAAAAAGGGTTCAATTTGCTTTTAATGCATCTAAACCGGGCGCTCAGAGTGGTTCAACTGGAGCAAGTATATCTGGAACAGCATTTCAACGTAGAACTCCAATTAATGTATTTGTTCCTCTTGATGATCCAGAGGCAAACTCCTTCATTAGAGGTGGTCTTGGTGGATCTGAAGAAAGAAGAAAAAAATTAAAAGATATGTTAGAGGCTGGTAATGAATATCTTTCTAAGTATACAAATATAACACCAAGTAAAACTTCTCCTGGTGATATAGAAATTGCTCAAATGTCACCAAGAACTGAAGCAGAGATTGATGCCATGCTTCTTAGGGGACTTGAAAGAGGTGACTATGGAACAGGTCCTCAAATTCAAAAGCAGATTGATAGTCTGAAACGTAATCAGAGGAATAACACCCCTGGTGGAATTCCAACAGCTTAGAGGTTGTTAGGAACGGCAAACCGAACACACAATTATTAAAAGTGTGCTATAAATATATGTGATTGCCTTCGGGGATCACACAACACAAACTCGCTTTTAAAGGAGCTAATAACCATGGGGAACTTAATGAAGTTTCATACGAAGGATCTGCCTGAGCTGATGGACCGTATAAATAGGTACAGTATCGGCATGGATGATTACTTTGACCGTCTTGGATCGCTACACGAGACGCAAAGTAACTACCCACCATACAATCTAGTTCAACTAAGCAATGTAGAATACCGCTTAGAACTAGCACTCGCAGGTTTTAAAAAAGAAGAAATCAATGTCTACACACAAGACGGAAAACTTTTTGTCGAAGGGCAAAGAGAAGACACAGAATCTGGAACAACATACGTCCATAGAGGAATGGCTCAAAGATCTTTCACTAGATCATGGACCCTCAGTGACGAGACGGAAGTTAGATCAGTTAGCTTTGAGGATGGGTTGTTAAGTATACAACTTGGTAAAATTGTTCCAGAACATCATCATCGAAAAGACTATCTCTAAATAATAGAGAATATCGTCGCCGCAGGGGGCAACTGGCAAAATCCAGTTAGTCCTCTATTTTCTTGGAGATTATTATGGGTTTACAAGTTAACGATTCATTAGTTCACGGATTTATTCAAAAAGAATTAGAGAGACAACAGAATCATCTAGAGATGATTGCTAGTGAGAACTTCACGTCTCCTGATGTGATGGAAGCACAAGGTTCAATTCTTACTAATAAGTATGCAGAAGGATTGCCTGGTAAAAGATACTATGGTGGATGTGAGTGGGTTGACCAAATTGAAGATCTAGCAAGAGAACGAGTAAAAAAACTATTCAATGCAGAGTGGGCAAATGTCCAACCTCATAGTGGAGCACAAGCAAATGCTGCTGTATTCCTTGCTCTTTTGAAACCAGGAGACACTGTCCTATCTCTTGACCTATCTCATGGAGGTCATCTATCCCACGGATCAAAAGTTAATATGTCTGGTAAGTGGTTCAATGTATGTCATTATGAAGTTGATGAGACTGGTAGACTGGATTACGATAGAATATTAGAACTTGCAAAGGAATGTAAACCGCAACTTATTATCTGTGGATTCTCTGCATATACTAGAACAATTGATTTTGGTAAGTTTAGATATATTGCTGATGAAGTTGGATCATATCTGTTAGCGGACATTGCACATATTGCAGGATTGGTTGCATCAGGTGTTCATCCATCACCAATTCCATATGTAGATGTAGTTACCACAACAACTCATAAGACTCTGAGAGGTCCAAGAGGTGGATTGATTATGTCTAATGATGTAGAGATGGGTAAGAGGTTGGACAAGGCAGTATTCCCAGGAACTCAGGGTGGTCCATTAGAACATGTGATTGCTGCTAAAGCAGTTGCATTCGGTGAGGCACTTAAACCAGAATTCAGAGAATATTGTCTTAAAGTTGTTGCTAATGCAAAATCTCTTGGTAGTAGATTGATTGAAAATGGTATCAATATTGTGTCTGGTGGAACAGATAATCATATTGTTCTACTTGATTTGAGAAGTCTAGGAATCACGGGTAAGTTTGCTGATCAACTTGTGAGTGAAATTAATATCACTGCAAATAAAAATACAGTTCCTTTTGATCCCGAGTCTCCCTTTGTTACCAGTGGATTACGTTTAGGTACTGCTGCTCTTACTACTAGAGGGTTTGATGAAAAAGACTTTGTTGAAGTTGCTGATATTATAGCAAGTAGATTAAACAATTATGAGAAAGATGGGAATAAAGAAGAATGCTTAAGAAGAGTGTTTAAACTTTGTGAAGGTAATCCCCTATACTAAATAAAAACTGAATATCGTCGCCGCAGGGGAAAACTGGCAAAATCCAGTTGATTCCCCTACTTTTTTGTGCTATAATCCATAGAGGAAAACAATTAATCATGGCAATTAAATTAATGCTCCTAAAGACAGGAGAAACAATTATTACGGACGCTAAAGAAGTTGTTCAAGAGGAACAGACTAGGGGTTATCTATTGAATAATCCCCAAACTGTTACAACTCAAGAGAAAACTGTCTTGATGGAAGGTGATACTTTAAATAATAACTACGAATTAGATGTAATTCTTAAATCTTGGATGCTGCTTTCTGTGGATAAAGAATTTGTAATTACTACTGATATTGTGGCAACTATTTGTGATCCATTACCATCAGTGTTGGAAATGTATCAATCTAAAGTAGCAGCAGCAAATACAGAAGTAACTCAGACTGAGGTTGTTTGATGGTTAATATTAAATGTTTGATGGTTGGCACAACCATACTCATATCAGAAATTGAAGAACTTGATGCTGAAATAGGAGATCCAGATTGTAAACTGACTAAACCGCATCGTTTTCTGAGTGTAGATAAAATGGAACCCTGGGTTGAGGCTTCTAATCAACCAGAATATATGATAAGATCTAGTGATATTCTAACTATCGCAGATCCAACACCTGAAGTAGTTGAAGCGTACTTGAAACTTACAGAATGAGATTTTACACGAACGTCCAAATGGTCGGGGATCACTTCTTGGTCCGTGGTTATGAAAATGGTCAACATTTCATGACTCGGGAGAAGTTTTACCCGACTCTTTTTGTTGCTGCTAACAAAAAAACAAAATACAAAACCCTTGATGGTGATTATGTTGAATCTGTTGATCCTGGAACTGTTCGTGATTGTCGTGAATTTATCAAACGATATGATGGTGTAGATAACTTCAAGATCTATGGAAATGAAAGATATATCTATCAGTATATTTCTGAAAAATATCCTGAAGAAGAAATAAAGTTTGATACTTCTAAGATCAAAATTTCTACAATTGATATTGAGGTTAAATCAGAAAATGGATTCCCTGATGTTGAGTCTGCCGCTGAGGAAGTTCTCCTCATTACGGTACAGGACTATACTACCAAACAAATTCGTACCTGGGGTCAAGGACCCTTCAGTAACAAACAGCAAAACGTCATCTATAAAGGTTTTAGGACTGAGTATGAACTTCTGAATGACTTCATTAACTGGTGGATGATTGAGGGAAATACTCCTGAAGTTGTTACTGGTTGGAACAGTGAACTGTATGATATGCCGTATCTGGTGCGACGTATCGATAGGATTCTGGGTGAAAAGTTGATGAAGCGTATATCACCATGGGGTCTTGTTACAGAGAAAGAAACTGTAATTATGGGTCGTAAACATATTTCATATGATGTTGGTGGTATTACTCAACTTGATTACCTAAATCTTTATAAGAAGTTCACTTATAAAGCGCAAGAATCCTATCGACTGGATTATATTGCGAGTGTGGAACTTGGACAAAAGAAACTAGATCACTCTGAGTTTGATACATTTAAGGATTTCTACACAAAGGGATGGCAAAAATTTGTAGAATATAATATAATAGACGTGGAACTTGTTGACCGTATGGAAGACAAGATGAAACTGATTGAATTAGCAATCGTTATGGCATATGATGCTAAAGCGAATTATGCTGATGTATTCTCTCAGGTTCGTATGTGGGATACTATTATCTACAATTATCTTAAGAAAAGGAATATTGTAATCCCACCTATTGTTCGTTCGGACAAAGATTCTAAGTACGCTGGGGCATATGTCAAAGAACCGATTCCGGGAAAGTATGATTGGGTGGTTAGTTTTGACCTTAATAGTCTATATCCTCATCTCATTATGCAGTACAATATTTCGCCAGAAACACTCCTTGATGAACGGCACCCATCGGCTACCGTTGATAGAATCCTTGAGGAAGAGATAAATTTTGAGCTGTATAAGGATAATGCTGTTTGTGCTAACGGTTCAATGTATCGTAAGGACAAGCGTGGATTCCTTCCTGAGTTGATGGATAAGATCTATAAGGATCGAACCATCTACAAAAAGAAGATGCTCCAGGCAAAACAAGATTATGAAAAGACTCCTACTAAAGCACTGGAGAAAGAAATTGCGAGATGTAATAACATTCAGATGGCTCGCAAGATTCAACTCAACTCTGCTTATGGTGCTATCGGTAATCAGTATTTTAGGTACTATAAACTGGCCAATGCGGAGGCGATTACGCTTTCTGGTCAAGTCTCTATCCGTTGGATTGAGAATAAGATGAATCAAAAGATCAATAAGATCTTAAAAACAAATGATGTTGATTATGTTATTGCTTCTGATACCGATTCCATTTATCTTAATCTGGGTCCTTTGGTTGACAGTGTATACAAGGGAAGAGAGAAAACTACTGAAAGCGTTGTCACGTTCCTTAATAAGGTGTGTGAGATGGAACTTGAAAAGTATATTGACCGTTGTTACCAAGAACTCGCGGATTACGTAAACGCTTACGATCAGAAGATGTTTATGAAGCGTGAGAATATTGCTGAACGTGGTATCTGGACTGCGAAGAAGCGTTATATTCTTAATGTTTGGGATAGTGAAGGTGTTCGTTATGAAGAACCTAAACTCAAAATGATGGGTATTGAAGCAGTCAAATCTTCTACTCCCGCACCTTGTCGCAAAATGATTAAGGATGGTCTTAAGTTGATGATGAATGGCACTGAAGAAGATGTTATTGACTTCATTGACAAGTGCCGTAAAGAGTTCAAATCTCTTCCTCCAGAAGAGATTGCTTTCCCCAGATCAGTGTCAGATGTGGTAAAATATCGTTCTTACGCAGACATCTATGTAAAAGGAACTCCAATTCATTGCCGTGGTGCATTACTTTTTAATCATTATATTAAGGAGAACAAACTGACTAATAAATATTCACTCATCAATAATGGGGAGAAAATCAAATTCCTCTATTTGAAGAAACCTAATATCATTCGGGAGAATGTTATATCATTCATCCAGGATTTTCCGCGAGAACTTAATCTTGACAAATACATCGACTATGATCTACAATTTGAAAAGAGTTTTGTCGAACCACTCAAAGCAATTCTAGATGCGATTGGATGGAATGTAGAAAAAACTGTAAATCTAGAACTATTTTTTGGATGATGAATCTTCCTATTAACGATAAAGAACTCGAAACAATTATTAGTGCTCTCCGCCTTGGTGGTGATACTGCACTCTACCAAAAACTTTGGTCCTATAAAATGAACTACCACAAAGAGAAGGTTAAGTGATGGATTTTTTAACTGAAATTGTAAAAGAAATTGGTGATGACTACACAAAACTCGCATCCGATATTGATGACACTGAAAGGTATGTTGATACGGGTTCGTACATTTTTAACGCACTTGTTTCAGGGTCTATATTTGGTGGTGTATCTGGGAATAAGATTACTGCCATTGCTGGGGAGTCTAGTACTGGAAAAACTTTTTTCTCTCTTGCTGTCGTCAAGAACTTCCTTGATTCTAACCCTGATGGTTATTGTCTATATTTTGACACTGAAGCCGCTGTTAACAAGTCTCTTCTCGCAAGTCGTGGGTTAGATCTTAATCGTGTAGTTGTTGTTAATGTTGTAACTGTTGAAGAGTTTCGTAGTAAGGCACTTAAGGCAGTAGATCTTTATATGAAAAAGTCCGCAGAGGACCGCAAACCATGCATGTTTGTGCTAGACTCATTGGGGATGTTATCCACTGAGAAAGAGATCACTGATACGCTCAACGATAAGCTAGTTCGGGATATGACAAAATCCCAACTTATTAAAGGAGCTTTCAGAATGCTTACACTCAAGTTGGGTCAAGCAAACATTCCTATGATCGTTACCAACCATACTTATGATGTCATCGGTGCTTACGTTCCAACTAAAGAAATGGGAGGAGGTTCTGGACTCAAGTACGCTGCTTCTACAATTATCCATCTTAGCAAAAAGAAGGAGAAGGATGGAACGGAAATCGTTGGAAATCTTATCAAGGCAAAGACTGCTAAGTCGCGTTTAAGCAAGGAGAATCAAGATGTTACGGTGCGTCTTTATTACGATGAGCGTGGTCTTGATCGATATTTTGGTCTTCTTGAACTTGGTGAGATTGGCGGATTATGGAAAAACGTTGCTGGTAGATATGAGATAGATGGGAAGAAGGTATACGCGAAAGCAATCCTGAAAGATCCCGATACTTACTTCACCCCTGAAGTGATGGAAAAATTAGACGTAATTGCACAACAGACCTATTCTTATGGAGCGAATTGAGACAACTATTCTGCGAAATCTTGTTTTCAATGAAGAGTATTCTCGTAAAGTAATTCCTTTCATTCAACCTGATTATTTTGAACAGAGAACTGAAAAAATTATCTTTCAGGAGATTACTCAGTTCATTGTGAAGTATGGTGCTGCTATCACAACAGAAGCACTTGCTATTGAACTAGAAACCCGTACTGACCTATCTGAAACTGAGGTCAAAGAATCCCGTGAGATTACTTCTAGTCTCACAGATGCTCCCGTAGAGCACAATTGGTTATTGGATACCACTGAGAAGTGGTGTCGTGATCGTGCCATTTATTTGGCATTGATGGAATCTATTGGTATTGCTGATGGTGGAGATAAAGAAAAGAATCGTGATGCTATCCCTTCAATTTTGTCGGATGCTCTTGCGGTTTCTTTTGACAACCATATCGGTCACAACTACTTAGAAGATTATAAAGAAAGATATGAGTCTTATCACCGGAAAGAAGATCGTATTCCATTTGATCTAGAATATTTCAACAAGATTACGAAAGGTGGTCTTCCTAAAAAGACTCTTAATGTCGCTCTTGCTGGGACAGGTGTTGGTAAGTCTCTTTTCATGTGCCACATGGCTAGCTCCATTTTGCTTAACGGACGTAACGTGCTTTACATTACAATGGAGATGGCAGAGGAGAAAATTGCTGAACGTATTGACGCAAACCTCCTCAATGTCCCTATTCAAGATTTGGTAGAACTTCCTAAATCTTCTTTTGAAAACAAAGTAACCAATCTTACTAAGAAAACTCAGGGGCAACTTATAATTAAAGAGTATCCTACTGCCAGCGCCCACAGTGGACACTTTAAGGCACTTCTTAATGAACTTTCACTTAAGAAGTCTTTTAAACCTGATATTATATTTGTGGATTATCTCAATATTTGTGCCTCGTCACGTTACAAAGGATCTGCCAATATTAATTCCTATACTCTTGTTAAGTCGATTGCAGAGGAACTTAGAGGATTGGCTGTCGAAGCCGAGGTCCCTATCGTATCTGCCACCCAGACCACTCGTTCTGGTTATGGTAGCTCTGATGTTGACCTTACTGA